CTTATCTTTTGTATTCTCCTTCGGAGATTTATTGTTAGTATTGACTCTTTCTTATGAACTTTTGTCTAATGTAGTTCTCTATAAGTTAAGTCTAGCCGCAACAATGTGTGGTACAACCACATAACAATTGCATTTGCACATGCAAACATTGAGATTTAAAGCTCTTGTCTCAATGTCGCCCCTTAATTAGAGCGATCTGCTGATGGCCCACAGCATTATCAAAAGCGCCAGCCTTTTTCGGAAGCTTGATGCCCTTCCACCTGCAACGGCTTTATAGTTGTAGGCAAGCAAGTCAGTGGGGCCCTACGGGGCCCCATCACAACTGTTGCGATTGGTTTTTATTGGTGAGTGTTAGACCGGCTCACGGCCTAAGTCCCACGCAACTTTTATTAATTACTTAGGACGCTACGGTAACCCGCTATAAGCAGGTGGTGGAATTTGTCCGTTTGTACACCATGCATCCTTCAAAGTGGATGTAGTTAACTAAAACGAGACCCCCCTTACCTCTTATCCGAGCTCGCTCGGAGGGGTCGCGCCCGTAAAAACGCCCAACCTAGGCTGTAACGCGTTAGGTGCAACGGGAGGTAAGAGCCCCAATCTGCCCGATTCTCATCGTGTATGTAGGTTCTGAGATATGACGGATTTAGCAGCGATGCTAATGACTTGATCTTGGGTTTTTCTTTCTATATGTGGTACTTCCTCGGATTTCGGAGCTCTGCTCTGCGGTCCATATAGGTTGATATCCTGGAAGATAAATGAATACCGTTGACCATTTTCACTGTCTTTTAAAGCACGGACATTGATTTTCTGTCAACCTCGGGTTAGACGTCCCGAGTCGCCATTTGGGCATTTCTGTTTCGACAAATATTATTTTAAGTCGTCGGAACAGGCATGATGAGTAAGACCGCGTGCCTTTGGTGTCGTGATGAGTAGAAGTCACACCAAATCGACGCGGGCCGATAACATTGTGGTTAATGTTGTCGGCCCGTTAGATGCCATAAGGGAAAATTCTGTAGTTTCTCCTATTGGGGGCGCCCTACGCACTGCTTTACGGTTCTGTTCCGAACAGAACACCCTTCATAGATTGTATACTAGGTATGTTTCGGCCGATAGTTATGTTGGCACCCCCGAAACTGTTTATCACGTTCAGTTGTATCATTGTTGTAGAAATCTTAGATTTAGGGTTCCACGAGATAGCTCTAGGAACCTTTTGCCAAAGCACACTAAACATGTTTTTGTCACACGTCCTGTTGACAGAACTAATGATTGCTTTATGAAGACTAGCCAAGTCAAACGATTTGGAGAGTTTGCTGAAGCATTGATTCCGCTTACACAGTCTTTCACTGAGTTTGGAAATGATGTGCTTTGTTTTGTACCATTAAATAAATTAGATGTTCATGACTTCTTTAAAGTTGTGGCTGATCATATAGATTTTACTGAACGCATGCCTAAACGATCCAACCTTTGGTGGATAACTTTGTATAGTAGTGGCATTGTCGTTTGTAATATTAGTCACCTAAAGGATCATCAACCAGAATGTGTAGAGCCTTTGTTTGCAAAGGTTATCTATATTAAATCTGATAGATATATGAGGTCCAAGTTTGTGACATATAGACCTACCGAATTTATTCCCACGGTTCGTTTTTTACCTACTAATATTATTGAAGAAGCTGGCCTTGTGCCTGTTATTCGTAAGTTTAAGAGTGTTAGGAAAACGAAGTATCCTTGTGGTGAAGGATTGTCATCTCGGTGGCAGTCTTTCGACCCGTGTAATATACATCTTTTTTGTAATTACTGTTATTCTCCTTTTCACACTACTATGTCTTGTGTTTGTCATAAAGTTGTTTTACCTCAAAACTCTCCCACTGGCACTTATTGGTCCAGTGGAAAATCTAGAGGTTGGACAGTACCCATGACACATTTTATGAGGGCTTTGCGTTTCAACTGTATATTAAAGCCATCATGCCCTGGTTTTGTTTCAGCGCGTGAAGTTTTTGAGACGCACTCCTCCCTTATCGTCAAGTTGTATAAGACTATTATGTTTTCTTTGTGGGTCCACTATAATGTAGTGAACAAGTCAGAGTTTCACGATTTTGATATGTCTGAGTTGGTTTCTTTCGTCAGACAGAATTGGAGTTTTCTTTTGCAACAGAGTAGTAAGTTGACTTTTGCTATTGTCACCGAATGTATTCGACGCCGCCGTCGATCACCTCATGTTCACATTCCTTATTGGTTTGGAGTTAAAGTTTTGGATGCTCGCCCTTACTATGGACCTGTATATAGAACTGAGATGGATGTTGGTGGTAGTGACATTTTTGTTTTTGCCATTTCCCAATGTATTATATTTGTTTTGTTCCAATTTGTTTTGAAATTTTATGACCATGATTGGGTTTGCAATCAGGCACGTCGTCGTTTTGAAGTAATTGTGCCCCATATGGTTGATATGGGTTTTATGGATCGATACGCCCTTGGAAGTTATATTAGGGGACGTCATCCTATTAATGACGTCGCCAACGACCTAGCACTTGTAGCTGCAACCTCTTTGGATACTGGTTCTTTGTTGGTTGCTTTGATTACTGATTGCTACGCATGTTACACTAGTATTGTAAATTATCGTCGCACAGGAGATGGCATTCCTTTTATTCTGGCCGGTTTCAATTCACTTTGGCGTCGCCTTTTCCGTGATAAACTGTTTTCTACCTATATGAAGTTGTGGTTTGGAGATTTGTCTTTCGTTCAATTCCTTGAAAAACAACTCGGAGATTGCAATTTAGTACGGACTTTTTTGATGGCTGCTGATGTAATGCCGGATTATAGGGCTGAGGCCGATTTTGGTGATTTTATGGGCAGCAATATGGCTCTTTTGTTGGCAAATGTGTTGTCATTGGTTAGTGCCGCTGTTTTGGCCAAAACTTTTTGGGATGGTCAAAAGGAACTCCTTGGTGAATCTTGTATGAGCTGGGGTTTCCTAACGAAGAGTGCGAAAGCGATTTCCACTATTGGCGCATTGACGGCCGTTAGGTCACCTGATGCCTTCATAAATTTGTTGACGAGTTCTATTGAGTTGAGCTTAGTTATAGCCAAACAGATGTTGAATGGTGATTTTAAATCTTGCTTTTCGAATGCACACCATGATGAATTGATGGAATTTAATGCTGTTCTTGTCAAGTATTGGGTTTTGGGTCCATCTCCAGCTGTTGAGTTGTACAAATTACATAGCTCTGACATGCATAGCCATTATAAAAATCCTCTTCTTAGAAGATTTCCAACCAGTGTTCTGACCAGTAAGGACCCAGATTTCATTGATCTTATAGATGCTCTGGAACATGGTGGTCCAGATGCTGGCATTTTGGATTGGAGTGAGTCTAGGTTGCGTTGTCTTAAGGTTTTGAAGATTAAGTTGTCACGGGTTGCTAGTGGCAATGGTTACTCGGAAGCCTTGAGAGCTAAGGCGACTAAGGCTCTATCTGATTTGGACACTTTTTGTGCACGTTCACCTGCTCGTATGAATTCTAATAAAGTTGAAGGCAAAACCTTTTATTGTCAAGGGATTGCTGGTATTGGTAAAACTGAGTTGTGCAAGGCTGTAAATACGATGGTCATGAAGACGATTGTTGATATGGCCAGAGAGTATGACCATCCTTACCAACACCTATTTCGGCCTGGTGAGATGCCTGCTACTAAGCATGTTTGTAGAACCACCGTTAAAGCCTCTTTTTTCAAGGTAACAGATGAATTTGGAACACCCCAATTGTTTTGGGCCAATGATGATGTGGATGTCATGGAGAGAGAAACGGAAAAATACTCTGAGCCGGATGAGTTTGGCTTGCAGGATATAATCCGCGCTATTGGTGACGGTTATACCACACAGTTCCCAGCAGCTTCTTTGGAAGATAAGGCGACCAATTGGTGCCATTTGATGTATGGTTGTATATCTAGCAATTTTGGTTGCCCAGATCCTCCAGGTGCTATTCAGAGTAGGCAAATCACTCGAAACAATACTGCAGATCTTTTATCTACTGCTCGTGATCCTAATATGGTTGGACGCAGATGTGTTTTTGTTTATGCTTTATTGAAGCAGAAGTATTCACACATATCTGGAAAGGTTGACACCAATAATCCGGTTGTTGAATCTGGTAATGCCAGTTCTGCTGCTTGGGATGAACTCTATTGTTTTAACATTTGGGAGCCTAACCCTTCTGCTGGTGGTGGTCAACGTGTTGGTCCAAATTCAACTCGTAAATATACGCACACTTGGAATACAGATTGTCTTGTTGATGGGACTCAGTATGACAAGGGTGTGTCCTTTATTTGTAGTGAGTTGACTTTCACCACTTTGATGGCGGTTCTTAGGGACATTTTTGTTGAGCATTATAGACGTGCGTTTGCAGGGTACTTTTTACGAGAAGAGATTAATGGTTTAGTGTCTTCAGCCGCTTTGGATTGTCATTGTGTAACCATGATTGGTTGTCGTCTTTTGTCGGCTTGTCCGTATTGTTGCTCCATTAATGATTTGGACCCAAAGACTGCCTTTCGTGCTGGCGTATTGCAGAACACTGTTTCGTCAAATTTTGGTCGATCCATGTTGGAATGGTTTGATGGTGCTAGTAAATGGTTTACACCGTTGTTCATTCATCCTGCCTTGATCAGTCTCATGCGTTGCGTGAGTGTTTCTTTGCAGATTGAATCAATGGTGTTACACTTTGCTAGATTTCCAGAACGCAAGTATGATTTTCGTGTACGTAGCAAACTTCTTGGAAGTGCTGGTGATTGGCAAAGCGTTGTTGAGGCTTCTGTTTCGCAACATAGGGACCCTGATGATGAGGGGAACTACCATTCTTATGCCACGTGGAAAGCTTTTTATGAAAGTTTCTTCCAAGACGGCGAGGTTGTTCCGGAATTGTCTTCAGTTATAAAGCGGTTTTTCTACCATCTTGTTGTTTGTAATGAGACTGAAAATTTGCTTTGTGTGCCGACCAATACAGCACAACCAATAGTTATGTATCCGGTTGCCTTGTCACAGTGTTTATCACGTTGCGTTCTCTTCATTTCTTTTTTGGAATATGTTAAAGACAGGACAGAGTCTCAGTTCAGTGAATTGTTGCCGTATGATGTCCTTTCTTGGCAGGCCAAGGTTGATGTGCTGGTTGATAAGCTAAGGTCTGAGGGCCTAGCTCGTCAGCTTGAACCAATCGATTTGGTTTGGAGTTCCAAAGTTGAGATCATCCATTTGAGTGGTCATGATGTAACTTGTTACAACCTTACTGACTTGGCACGTGTTCGTTTTAATGCTGACGACCATATACCCCGTTATACGGGCTCTCCTAATAAAACTTGCGATTTGGACTGGTTTTTGCATATGCATGAATGCCCACGTACTGAAGTGAGAGTCACTGAGTGTATTGGAGAAGAGGAGAAGGATCCAGATGCTGAGTCGGAG